CATTACCACCAGACAGACCAACAACGTCACCGTTGAAGATGTTTGTCGCGTAGTTCTGTGCAATCGGAATCATCCGGGTAGACCCAGCGAACGGAATACCGCCCATTAGGTTGACCGGCACTAACCCATATGGGCCATTGACAATCGGATAAGCCATTTAAGACTCCTAAAAATTAAGTACCTTTACCGAAAGTAACCTGAGATTTTTTATCCGCAAATAGCGGCATTCTCGGATCACCTTCCCGCATGAAGCTATTGTCCACTGACTTCATCTGAGCCTCGGTCTGGCCTTGGTAGTACTCATTCCGGGCTTCAGTGAACTCGTGGGGAATCTTGCAGAGCATCAAGCCGCCAATTACCACGTTATCCTTAAATCGCTCATCAGCGGCGGGCGACGAAAAGATTTCAGGGTGATCAACTGCCCGAACAGGCTCATAACCTTCCCGCAGTTTAGATGAGGTATTCATAGCATCCGGCGTGCCTAGCGTGCTAATGCGAACCCAACGGAAGTCGTACCCATCCTGAGCAAATGGACTAGGCAGAGTCTCCGGCGGTTTCCACGTCACTTTACGTTTCGCGGTTTCGCGGGTTTCAAGATCACGATTCAATCGATTTTCAGCCATGATTATTTCCTCATATCCAGAGCAACTTGTTTAGCATATGCCTCAAGAGGCACGCCTAGCCGTTTAGCGATAGCAACTTGACTACTAGTCAGCACGATTTTTCGAGGCGCGGTGCTGCGCGTAGCGGGAGCTACTACATTACTTCTACGGCGCTGCTTGAACTGATCTGGGAAGACTTCGCGCATACGAGAGTTAATTCTCTCGTAGTAGTCGTCGCTACGGGGATCAACCCCCTGTTTTACTAGCTTCTGATGCAACCCCAATGCAAAGCTAGTCATCTCATCGTCCGACCCAAACCACGAATTAGCTTGTTGCCATTCATGAGCCTTTGGATCAGCCGCTACTGGGGCGTTAGGTTGTATTTGTACAGGATTTTCCGACTCTTGTAAAGGGGGTAATCGGAAGTTGCTAACACGCTCGGTTTTAGCCTTAGCCGTAACCAATTCCTCTTGCGCGTCAACCATTGCATCAGAATCGCCCGACTCATACGCTTGCTTGTACTTGCGTTTAGCTTCGTCCAATTCTTGAGCAGCAACTCGTTTAGCCTGTTCAAGCAATACTTCCTGATTCTTGTTTACCGTACCTTTTAGCTCGTTGTTCTCATCAACTAGCTTACGAGCAAGGCGTTCAAGCTCTTCTTTTTCACGTAAAGCGGCTTCTTTAGCACGTCTTTCGTCGTGATAACCCTTGTTAAAGTGCTGAATACGCTTGCGAACTTTTTCAGAATAGTCCTGCAATTCGTCATCAGTTACCTCTTCCGGTGGGTCTGATGCCTTCCGATTCCGATCTTTCTCAGGCGTATCGTCAATAACCTCAATCTCCACATCCACATCGTCAGACGCGGTGACCGTTACACCTTCCGATTCAACCTCATCGGGGAATTTGTATTCGTCCCTTTCCATTTTTAAGCCCTTGTAATGCCTTGTGGATCGGAAACAACTGCCTCAATCGAGTCGTCGTTCATAAGACGGTATTCCGTGCCATTGAAACGGAACCGCGTACCAGTATTAGTGCGGAACAATACGTAGTCTCCGACTTCACACCAAGGACCGTTCGGATACCGCTCAGGATCAGAATAGGCTTGTGGCCCCATGTCCAATACGAGTCCAATCATTGATAAGACTTGTTCGACATGTTTCGTATTCTCGGCTTTGACAAGTCCTGAGTCATACGTGTCTTCAATAGTCGGCAGGGCAATCAGCAGCTTGTATCCAACGGGAACCGGTAGTTGAGCTTCCAATTCTTCGTCAGTCACAGTGTAGTTATCACTCATCATCGTCATCCATAAAAGTACGCGAAAGGTCTTGGATTTCCATACGTGCAAGGGACAGACCTCGAATGATCCCGCACGCCGCTTTATATTCGGCAAAGTCTTTAGCTCCACCGGATACAAGTGATTCCATAGCAGCGGTTTTATGCGCTTCTATCTTTTCAATCAGCACGTCAAAGACGGTTTTAGCCACAATTTATTACCCCCGTGGTGGGCCCCCCGAATTGGGAGGCTGTTGTGTTACATGTTTCATAACATCCACTCGCATCTTCTGTTGGGCTTGTCTGTCCTGAGAAGACGTTTGATTAGCGTTACGCTGGGTTTCCATTTGTAAACGCTCTCGGTCAAGTGCAAGTTTTTGTTCGTCAAGCTGGAGATCAGCCTGATCCTTGGCTTGCTTTCTAGCCACTTCAGCTTGCTTGACCTTGAGTTCGCCTTGTTGAAGCTGGAACATCGGGTCTTGAGCTTGCTGTTGTGCTTGCTGCTGCGCTGCCTGCTGCATGTGTTCCTGAGCAAGCTGTTTCCCGGCCTCGGCCACAAGCCGTGCCAACTGAATCTCAATCTCTTCGGGCAGTTCTTCCCCGGGTGCGGGTAGCGGAGCGCCCAATCTTTCCTCGATCTGCTTGCGATACGAGAAGCCTAAGTGTTCAGCGATATGTGCTTGCAACGCAGCCATAAGCTGCTGTGCTTGTGGATTCTGCCCGATTGTCTGAGCGATCATCGGGTCCTGCATAAAACTAGTATGTGCAGCGATATGCGCGTCGTGATCCTGATAAATAAACGCTTTGACCGGCTTGCCAATCAGCACGTTCATGTTCTCGGATACAGGATCTGTCGGCTTCTGGTCATCCTCGATGGGGACCAGCTTGTCAGCGTTCTTAACCCCTAACACCTCGATCATCTGACGGTGTAGTTGTGGCAGGTTATAAATCTGCGGGGCTTGCTGTGCCATCTGGAGCACTGCCTGATACTGAACTACCCGCTGCGCCATCGTGGACGAGTTGGGGTCAGATACGGGTATTACTTCTACCATGTCATAGTCAGACTGCTTGATCTGACGGTTAGTCGTATCTTGTGGGTCGTAGCTATACGCCTCGGGCGTATAGTCTCGGATGAGTTCTTTCAGGAGCTTGAACTCCTGCTTCATCGCGTAATGAACCCGCGCTTGCACCGCCGCCATTGGCTTGAGTGTGCGCTCTAGCAAAGCCAGAGTTGTTCCGACCGGGGCCTGTGCGCTCATATCCGATATATTCATATCTGATATCGCACCAAGTCTGCGACCGTCCTCGTTGATCTGCGTCATCAGCGCAAGCAACACCTGACTTGGCTCCTTATATGGGAGCATCATGATGTTATCTTTAATAGCGCCACTCGGGATATCCACGTCACGGAACTCGCCCGGACCAATCGGAGTGTCGTCGCCCTTGACCCGCATACCACGAGCCTTCAAGCCCCCCGGTAGATTAGATAGCGTACCCGCATCGACAAGCTGACGAAGCAGTGACGTTCCCGCACGCGAGTACCCACCGATAATGTGGATCAGGCCAAGTCCATAAAATCCAAAACCGGGGACATAGACATAATGGACAAAGTGCTGACGCTTCTGATGCAAGGGATCATTCGGCTCCCAGTTACGCCTAATAGATAGCACCTTCTCGGTGGCACGCTCTATTGTTACTACGTAAGGCTTGGCAAGCTGCTCGGAATCTTTAGGTTTGGTATCTTCGCTCTCGTCGTCCCCGATATCGCTACCATCCTCAATCTCGTCCTCGTCTACGCCCTCAATCACCAAGTCAGCGTGGACCTCGTAGATTGTGTAGCGGTCGTCATCGGTCAGCGAATACCCACCTTCCTCGGCTTTCTTCTTCTCGATGTCAGATGGGAATGACTGCGGCTCACCCAAGTCCACCTCGCGGTAGAACCCGTTAGCTTGTAACCGCTTGATTTCATTCTCAGTTTTACGCATCACGTGCGTGATCCGCTCTGCTGACTCAAGATTAGAAGCGCCGTATGGCACTAACATATCTTCTGCTGGGATGAAGATAGCCACCTGCCGACCCAACGCGGGATCAACATAAATCTTCTTGAAAGCCGAACCGGCAAGGCCCAAGGCATACAGCATCCGCTCATGTTCTGGGCGGTACTCAACCATGCGCTCGGTTAACTGATAGTTCATGTCTTCTTTTACACGTCCCGCTGCTTCTTCCTTTTCACGTGTAATCTGACCCATGACCTTAGTCTTGACCGGACCCATTGATGGGAACGTCTCCGACATAGCCTCAGCTTGGAACCGAATCGCAGCTTCTGCAAGGACAGACGAGAACGCGCCACACGCATCTTCCCAAGGCTCGGTACGCTCCTCGTACCTAAATCCAAGGACATCTAACCCTTTTACGAACGTATCTGCCCAGTCTTTGCGGTTGTTAATATCCGCATCAATTAACTCAATTAGCTCGGATGCAAGCGTTTGCTGCACGCCTTCATCTAGGGTTTCCGCCAGATTTTCGTCAAACCCGCCCTCTTCAGTATCGTCACCGACAGTCAAGATAATTTCGACGCTACCATCATCAAGAGTAACCATATCAGGATTGACAATCTCAATCTCCAACATGCTGTCCAGATCGTCATCGGAAATACCCCCCATGCCTCCCAGTTCAGCCTCAATACCTTGAGGTGCTGCATATAGTCCTTTGTCAATTGAATCTACTGGCATAGCCTACCTTTAATAATAGCCGCCACGGCGGGACTTAAAGTAACGAACTTCTTCTTGCTCATCGGATGGCAGACGTATAAACCCGCCCTGCCTAAATCGCATCAGTGCCATTACGGTGGAGTCAACCAAGTCGTCATTACTAACAAACGGAAAACCTGCGACTTCTTCGACTAATTCCTCCGCCCAGCGCGTTTGAGGAACCCACACTAAACCTGACCGTATGATATCAGCTACAGAGTTTAGACGCGCCATCTTGTCGCCGGTCCCACGGTGCGGAGTGAACTCTTGTATAGGTAAACCCGTACGTCTTATCTCTTGGTACAACTGCGTACCGCTAGATTTTTTCTCTACGATGAACGCATCCGGCTCCCATTCTTTCCACTCCCGGTAGCACAACTCTTTTAACTCGGGGAACTCAACGCGCTTCTTGATTGAGTTGAGCAGGATGATGTTATGGGCGTCCGTCTCCTTGTTAATAAATACACCCCACGTAGTAAGGGCGGTAAAGTCAGCACGATTATTAGTTTCCGCCGCGCTATCTAGCGACATAATTAGGTAAGAACAGCTTGGCGGGTCTTCTTTCTCCCACGTATTCCACCATTCCCGCTTAACAAGAGCAGCTTCTTCGGCTGTTGGGTTCTGCTGAAACTGCGCGTTCCACTGGAAAACAGGCATAGAAGCCTTCGTTCGCAGCAACGCTGGCATGTCAAAAAACTCAGGCCACAGGGCTTTTTCGCTGATTTCACCCGTTTTTTTGTTCTTGACTTCCAGAATTGCCGGGAATTCGACCACTTCGTACTGATCTGCCCCGCTGTTTTGCGTCATGTCCCGTACGACACGACCCGTTAAATCGTCTAAATGCCATCTGGTTTGTATAATAGCTACACGGCCCCCGGGCATCAGGCGCGTTCTAGCACCAAAAGTGAACCACTCGTAGGCTCTGTCGAAGATTTCGAGGTTGCCGTTGATGATGTCCTGCTCGTTATGCGGATCGTCAACTAGTAGTAAGTCAGCACCGCGACCTGCAAGGGCCGAACCTACACCGCAAGCAAAGTACTCACCCCCGACGTTAGTATTCCATCTACCTGCTGACTTGCTATCCGCAGCGAGGTTAACTGTAGGAAATATTTGCCGGTAGGCATCCGTATCAATAATATTTCGCACCTTCCGACCGAAGTCCACGGCAAGATCCGTGGTGTGGGACACCATCAGCACCTTCTTATTAGGTTGTCTACCGATGAACCAAGCCGGGAAGTAGATGGAAACTAGCTGACTTTTGCCGTGGCGAGGCGGAATATTGACGCAAACACGGTCTTTTGACCCATCTGCTAGCTGCATCAGCAGGTTAGCAAGGATTCTGTGGTGTTTCCCAACCTTATAGTCGGGCTGCATATGCTTACAGAACTCAATCAGATCGTCATAGCACGACTGCACATGCTTGCGAGTGCTTAGTGTGTCCGCAATTTGCAGGATTTCGGTCTGTTCTTCTTCGGAAAACTCGTCTAAACGCGCCAGAAGCTCGTCAACTTCCTCGTCTGAGAACGCAAGATCACCCATTTAGGCCCAATTCCTCGTCCAATTCTAGTTCCAAGGGCGAAACCACCTTGGCGTCCTCAACTTCTTTGAGCCGATTGAACTTCTCCCGCAGTTTGGTGCGTAGATCGTCTGTAGATTGGTGGGTTACGGTTATTTCAGTACGCTCAGTAAACAGACCCACATCCGAAATCTTCCCTAACAACTCTAATGCACGTATTCGTACCTTCGGATCAGGGTTTTCCGACTCAAGGATGAGCTTGTTGGTAACAAGATGGCGTACTTCAATAGCTTGTCTGACAACTGCACGCCCAAAAGTATCAAGTATGTCGCGTGTTTGTATTAAGACAGCAGGGGGCAGGGATGCTGCACGCGATGGGGTGATCTGCTTGGCAGTACCCATAGGATCTGCGGCGTAAGCAGTAGCAATCTGAGCAGCTATCTCGGCGTGCTCTGGCTTGGAATCTAGCTCCAACCCATTCTTATGCAGCAATTCAGCGGTGTTAGCACCGAATTCCGCAAGGTCTTGCAGGTTGGAAAAATTTATTTCGGGCGTAATCTCTACGCCGATGTCAGGGGTTATAAGCATAATCGCAAGCTATAGCAGCCGGTATCGCAGATATAACATAATAAAAAATTTTTTGCAAGGGTATGTTTTTTGGTAGGGGGGTGTTTTCAAAAAGTAGGTCTTCGTTCTTCTGAAATAGTACGTCTGCGCGGGGGGTGGACCCTATATCGTAAAGGGGGTGATACCACTCCGGTGGGTCTGCCATCCTACCCATTCGACTCGACCGGCCCCCCTAGCCAACCAGCCAGCCAGCCCGACCAGCCAGCCAGCCCGACCAGCCGAGCGCCGAGGACGGATCGTACCGTGAAGTAGAACAAAAATAAATCGGCTGAATGGGGTGCGATTGTGGGCGGTCTTCCGTATAACTAATCACATGCAGACGACGCACGTCTGCTGATGTTAGGGAGTCCCCTAACATCTAATGCCAACCTTGGAGAATCCATCATGGCACGCATGTCCACTAAGTCCGTCGAGTCCGTCACCAAGTTCGTGTCGTCGTCCGTTGGGAATGATCGAGATCGGGTTCGCGCCGTCGACAATCTTCGCGCCGACGCTATCACGTCCGAAATGCTCGATGCCCCTGCTAAGGGTGCTGATCGTTCCTTCTACGATGGTGAATTGAAACCCGCGATCATCCTCGGATTCAGCGCCACGATTCAAACCCTGCTTGCGACTGACACCAAGTCGCTCGACGAAGGGAAGAAAATGACCAAGCGTTATTGGCAACAACAGATCGGATCGAAGATCAAGGATCTGAAAGCCGCTCTCGTTCGGCGCGAAAAAGCCGAAGACTCGACACCACGTCAGACGACAACAGTCGGAGACCGGCTTCGCAAGAAGATCGAGGATCTGATCGAGCAGATCCAGAAAACGGAAAACGGGATCGCTGATCCTGCGAAAGCAGTCGCAAGTCTGAAGTCCGCCAAGTCCGCAATCTAACCTGTTAGGGATTCCCTAACATTCTCCGGGGCCACGTGGTCCCGGGTTTTTTACCCTTGGAGTTAACATGTATCACATTCACCGCCACACCGACGATCTGGTCACACTCATGAGTCGCGCAGTCAGTAAATTCGGAACCGCAGAACGAAAGTATTCGGTTCGGTTCACCGCATCCGGTCCGGTTATCACCGTCACCGTTGACGACGCAGACGAAAAACTAGTGGCACAAGTTTGGAAATCAAACGACGAAATCAAAATTGAAAAACCCGCACGCAGCTAACATCCTACGCTCTACCTTCAAACCCGCTTCGGCGGGTTTTTTTTCGTCCGCGTTTTCGCACACCCCGGCTTCGGTCGGGGTTTTTTTTTCGTCTGCACTTTTGTGCATGTCGTGTTAGGGATTCCCTAACAGGGCCGAGCCTACTACTAACTATGTTAGGTAACTCCCTAACAAAAAAGAAGCCAGTTACAAGAGCAGCGTGCCGCCCATGTGTGGTTTAGTGACAGCTATGTGGTATGGCTTATGTGGTTTCTGACAGTCAGGTGTAAGTGGAACGCTGTTTCATTTTTTGTTAGGGAACGCCCTAACAAAGTGAAGCCAGTTACAAGAGCAGCGGGTCGCCCACCACGGCAACTGTTCGGTTTCCAAAACCAAAAAACGAACACATCAGGAACAATATGTTTCGTGACAAATCCGACTTAGTGGTGGTGTGGGAATTGCAGGAAATCACCCGTTTTTTGAATATAAATAGATAATAAACTAAACTAAACTATATTGTACTGAAAGTTCGGTTTGACGTAGAGGTACTTTTGACTACGGGACGCCGCTGCCCCCCACCCCCGGGCAATGTTCGCTTTTCACCCTCCACAACTTTTTCCCAAGATCCCGCTCCTATGAAACGAACTTTTGCGATATTGGAACAATATTTAAAATCAAGGACTTGCAGACCCCCCCAACGGAACAGTATGGAACAGTCTACTCCGACACCACATAGCTATCACCAAACCACACACCGCTACCACCCCAAATCACGAAAGGTGCATACGTACTTCAAGAAACTCAACACCCACACCACCCCTGATAACAGAACTGAACACCCCATCTGGAAACATTGACTTTCGTACCATAGTATGGTATAATATATGTTCAGTGGGAATTCGCCCACTGAGACAACGACCGAAACCAAGTTAGGGAATCCCTAACAAGACATGCAACACAAACCTTGGAGTAATTATGAAAAACGCAGTTAAGAACACCGAGTTCAAAATCCGTCCCGTCTGCCGTGTATGCGGCGACAACTTCTCGCCCAAGCGCAAGGCAATCGGATACCGCACTTGCCTCCCATGCGGGGAGGAGTTGGCGAACGCCGTGAATTTCACGGTCGCACCGATGTCCAAATCCAACTACATGCTTATCAGCGACCGCACCATGCTCAAGCAACTCAACCCCAAGTTCATACCCACTCTTTAATTCACCCTAACCATCTAACCAACTAGGAGTAACGCAATGAATACATGGAAAGAGTTCGCCAAGATGCTGGTGCTAGTAACTGCCGCTTACGCTCTCGTCACCCTGTTGGGCATCCTGTTCCTTGAAGGATTGCTCGGTGGGTGCGATGTGGGTAAGTGTGTCTTTTTACCTATCCGTTAGGAAACATTGACTTTCACGACAGACTGTGGTATAATATATGTTCAGTGGGAATTCGCCCACTGGACAGACCGACGAAACGAAATCAAGTTAGGGAAACCCTAACAAACCTTGGAGCTTGATATGAACTGTTTGAATATGACCCTTGCGAAACCCGCCGACGTTAAATTCCCTTCCCTCGCACGGAGCGGGATGTTGGTGATCTTCAAGGCTAGCTACTGGCAGGGTACTGTCAAGGATAAGTCTGCTACGGCAGACGTAACGTCCAGAAACAATGCCGAAACCGGTTCGGCAACTGTGAGCAAGAAGTTGCTCCCCAACTGCGCGGAGCTTGACGCTATCAAGAAGCACATTGCACGTGCTCGCTTGTTGCACTACGAGTTGACGTTCGACTGGATGGGCGAGCTTCGCGCTATGCCTACGATGGGGCTAACACGTTACATGGACAAGATGGACCCCGAGCTTGCCGAGCACAAGCGCCTGTGCGAAGCGTTCTTCGACGTGTACGAGTGGGAGTTGTCGCAAGCACCGATCAAACTCGGTGACCTGTACAACGCGGCAGACTACTTCAGCTTGGACGAGATGCGTCGCAAGTTCAGCATTGAGATTCGTACGTGCAACATGCCCGAAGCGGGTGACTGGCGCATCGACATCAACAACCAAGCGTTGGTCGAGCAAAAGGAGCAGTACGAGCGGCACTATCAGGAGCTTATCGGCAACATGGTAGGCGACTTCAAGGACCGTCTTGTCGCCGCTCTATCTAACATCTCATCCAAACTTGTCCCTGCACCCGAGGGCGAGAAGTCTAACGGCAAGCGCATGCACAGCAACATCTTGTCCAATGTCTTGGACATCCTGCCTATGGCTGACATCTTCGGTCTAGGCGAAGACTCCCAGATTGCGAGCTTGCGACGCAAGATCGAGGACATGCTCGATGGTGTTTCGGTCGATGCGTTGAAGCACGACCCGCTAGTGCGTGATGACGTGAAGCGTGGTGTCGATCAGATCATCCGTGATCTGCCGAGCATTGACTTTAATTGATTGTTTTGTTTTGGGTTAGGGAGTCCCTAACAAACTCCCTGTTTGTTCCTTGTTTGCTTACTTATATTTATTTTTACCTTGGAGTTTCACATGAACGCTTTCGCTAACAAGCTCTCCCTTCTGCAAGCATCTAACTTCATCGCCGTAATGGGCAAGAAGCGCACGGTCCTCCTGCGCGGCCCGATGGGTTCGGGCAAATCGTCAACCCTGAAAACGCTTGGCAAGCGTTACCCCAACCACCTGATGGTGTATTTCGATTGCACCACCAAGATGCCCGGGGACTTGTCTATGCCTCGCATGGCAAGCATTGACTCACAAGGGTACGTTACGTTCGTACCTCACGAGGAGCTTGGCCTCCACTTGCGTAAACCCCTCATACTCATGATCGACGAACTCGGCAAGGCCGACCCGGGGGTGCTCAAGGGCATGCTTCGTCTGATGCTTGAGCGTATCGGCCCGGGTGGTATCGAGTTGCACAAGGACACCATCTTGTTTGCTACCACTAACAAGGCAAGCGAAGGACTCGGTGACTTGATTCCTGCCCATGCTAGGAATCGAATCATAATCATTGAAACCCGCACCTCTACAGCAGAGGAGTGGATCGAGCACTTCGCAATCAATGCGGGTATTCACCCTGCTGTTACGAGGTGGGTAAACGAGACGCCCCAAGTGTTCGCCGACTTCGATGAGGTCAAGGACCCGAAAGATAACCCGTATATCTTTCACCCAAAACAGCAACGCGAATCGTTCTGTACGGGTCGCTCTATCCATGCTGCATCTGACATCCTCATTGAAGCAGAGGAGAACCCCGATCTTATCGATCAGCAAACCCTTATTGCTGCGTTGACAGGCACTTTCGGACCCGATGCCGCCGCTGGCCTACTGATTTGGTACAAGACAAGTCAGCAGATGCCGACCATTGCATCCATTAAAGCAGACCCAATGACTGCCAAGGTTCCTACGTCTCAGGCAGTACGGTGCATGATCATCACGAAAGTGTTGGGCATGGTGGACCGTGAGTTCATTGATCCTTGGATGACATACCTTGGACGCTTGCCCGAGGAAGAGCAGGCGATGTTCAGCAAGGGTGTGACTGCCAAGTCGTATGACGAGAAGCGGCAGCAAATCGTGGTCACAAGCCCCGGGTATACGGCATGGGCATTGAAGAATGCTTACATGCTCCGTAAGGATCAGTAACAGAACACGACTAAACTAAACAACACGAAGGGATACCCAGTTAGGGAATCCCTAACAACCAAGGAGTAATGACATGAGTATCTTCGCTAAACTAACTGAGGAGCAGCGCGTCAAGAAGGCGTGCGGTGACATCCTTGAGAAAGCACCCGAGTTCCGTGGTGTCTTACAGATCGGTAAGAAGGAGGTAGTCGAGGACTGCCCGACTGCACGAACGAATGGCCGGGACGAGTGGTATGGGCGGGCGTTCGTCAAGTCTCTGTCCGATCCCGAGTTGCGGTTCCTGATCATGCACGAGGTGGGGCACAAGATGTTGCAACATCTGACTACTTGGTCAGAGCTTCACGAGGAGGACCCCGATTGTGCCAACCGTGCTTGTGACTACTATCTTAATTTGTGGTTGACCAACGACTACGGTACGGATGGGTGGATCGTGATGCCCAAGGGCGGGATGTTGGACGAGCGGTTCGCTGGCTTGAACAGCAAGCAAATCTACAAGTTGCTTCGCAAGGAGCAAGAACAGGAGCAAGAAGATGCCGAAGGGACGGATGAAGGCACTCCAAGTAATGAACAAGATAGCGGCAAGCCAAGCGATGGCGAGCAAGACATGGATGGAGAGGACGGCGAGGACGGGGGGCAAACACAACCCGGACAAGGCAAACCAAGCAAGCCCAAGCATAAGGACAAGCAACAAGGGTTCGACGAGCACGATTGGGAAGGTGCCCAAGAACTAACCAAGCAGGAGCAAGAGGAACTAGCGGAGCAGATCGACACGGCCTTGCGTGAGACTGAGCTTATGGCTAGCAAAGCAGGGACGGGTGGTAGTCGTGTGATCAAGGACATCTTGCAGTCCAAGGTCCGGTGGGAAGACGAGTTGCGCGAGATCCTTACGGCTATGTGTCCGGGTACTGAGTATCAGACGTGGGTGCGTCCCAACCGTAGGTTCATGGGTCAGCAGGTCGAGGTCAATGGCGAGATGGAGGACGTGTATATGCCTAGCACGTACAGTCAGACCATCAAGGAGATGGTCATTGCAAATGACATGTCAGGCAGTATCGGAGATTCCTTGCAGTCTGTCTTTCTGGGGGAAATGGCGAAGATTGCAGCAGCTATCAAGCCAGAAGTAGTACGTGTCATCTACTGGGACACGGAGGTATGTAGTGAGGAGGTGTATCGAGGTAGTGAGGTGCAGGATATCGTCAAGTGTACTAAGCCCAAGGGTGGCGGGGGTACGGATGTGAACTGCGTAACACAGTACATGCAACAGTATGGGATCAAGCCCGACGTTGCGATTGTCTTAACAGATGGTGATCTCTATGCCGGATGGGGTACGTGGCCCTGTCCCGTGGTGTGGGCGATTGCAGATAACCCGAGTGCGACTCCGACCGTGGGCCGCACCGTACATGTGGAGGTGTGAGATGGACGAAGATAAACGCAAAGTAATACGTTACGAGTTGGTGTTCTTGATAGAGAACCCAGCGTATCTGGACATGGTAACAGACTGGCTAGTCGCACTGACACCGCAGATGGTGAAGGACGCGGTTGCTGAACTAGACGCAACGGAGGTGTGAGATGAACGAGAACAGTGAAGAAACAGGCAAGTGGGTGATCTTAAATTTCTTCAAGCACGAACCCGTGCAGGTGTACGGGTTATTCGATGACGAGAAGGAGGCCCATGCGTATGCAGAAGCACAGGGTATGAGTAGGAGCGGCAACGCCTATAGCGTACACATGGTGTTGAATGCTCACTACCACGAAGATCCTAGTGATTACGTTGGCATGGGTTGGGTTGGCAAAGATGGGAGGCCATGAGATGAAGATAGTAGTCAGAGTGAGGAACGTATACGGGAACCGTACCGTATACCCTGTGTGTGATGATGCTAAGTTGTTTGCCCGTATTGCAGGGCATTCGACCCTGACTTCAATGACCATCGACTTGATCAAACGATTGGGCTATGTGATTGAGGTCGAGCAGACTGAGCCGGTTACGTTGTAATTAAATAGATAAGTGGACGCCTTGTTAGGGCGTCCCTAACAACCTTGGAGTAATGACATGACGACAGCATTAGAAGCAGCATTGTGGATGAGAGTGGAAGATATCGAGCGGCAAGCCAAGATCTACTTTGCATCTACACCGGCATTACCAATGGACGGACATTGGATAACGACTGAGCTTGGTACGTTCAACGCACACACCCGTACCTGCGAATTCGTCCGTGCATTCAAACGCCAGAGTAAGAGTGCGAAGTTTCTCCCATACTTCCCTAAATCAGATGGTCCCTATGCGTACGTATACGTGTACTACGAGGGCGAACCGTTTGCACGTGGCGTAATCGGCTACGGTGCTTGGGGATCAGTGAAGGGGGAAGGCCGGAACCGATATACGATTGCGTCCCGTCGCATTGCCAACAACAAGTTCACCAAGGACAAAGCCCAACATCTAATGGTTGCTACAGAAAAGTTAGACGTAGCAATTGTAAATGCCAACACGTACCTGCTACAGCACAATGCCTTAGAGATGGGCAAGCACTTCAGGGAGGGTCTGATAAGACACCAAGAAGTTGATGTTGACTTGGCAGATCATAACTTGCGAGAGGCGCGGGTAATCTCTTTGTTTGGTAAGCATGGTTATAACAGGCTAGAGGTTTCGGAGCTGAACCGCATCACCGACCAGCTAGTATCTACTACGCTACCCGCATTGGAAGTTTACTTGAACGGACAGGCCGAGAGTGATCGCAAGCCCGAGGATGTGACGTGGTACGAGAATATTAAAATGGTGGCAGAACGCAAAAAAGAATACGCTCAAGCAGCAAATCGTTGTAAGGTGACGTGGTGCGTGTACGTCCAAGTAAAGGAGCGCGGTCCTACATATAAAGGGGCACGTATCCCACATGTTGAACATAACGGTGTGTGGACTATGCCGGATGCGACGTGGGAGGACAAGAACATGACGCTTACGACTTGGATTGCAGAGCACGAGGTTCCGGCGTGGTTGCTTGGCAAGTTGGCTGTGGCTGACACGCTAGACATTAACCAGTACGTGCCAAACATCGGGTACAAGGTTGCAAATAATTTGTTTTACATTGAGGAACTGGAGAGCGATAGCACTACATGACAATAACTTATCGAGTTGAATTCGATGACAAGGGACATGCCCACGTGGAGTCCCTTTGTTATGCCCTTGACATGGATCCACTACAGGAAGGTGTATATGAATCAATAGAAGCATTGCCGAAATGGGTGCAGGATAAGCTGCACGTACTAAGCACGTTCTCATCTAAGCCACCCACAATAGACGTGGCAGGATTAGGACGACGAATCGAAGAACATATTTTTTGGGTACACAAATGAACACGACAAATGAACAGACAGAAGTAGTAGCAACCAAGCCGAAGCGCGCATACAAGCGCCAGACCAAGGCGACTAGAGTGCGTAAGTTATTGGGTATGGGTATGCCCGTTGCCGAGATCGCGGCCAAGGCTAAGGTATCAGCTAACTACGTGTATCACGTTCGCTGGCAAGACAATAAAGCGGCGGGTATTGGTAGCTTGAGGAAGAAGAAAGTAGTAGGGACGGATCAAGTTCCGTTTGTGCCACTGCCCGACCCCGCGCATAACGCATACCCATACCCCCACCCCCCTACGTATGTGTTTACGGTTACGGAGCAAGCCTCTCCCCCTCGCAAGCTCACGTTATGGGAACGTGTGCGTGATTTCGTAGGTGTATGACTCCCGAGGCTAAGGTCAAGAAGAAGGTAGTCCAGCAATTAAAGTTGTTGGACGCCTATTACTTCTACCCCGTCACCGGGGGGTATGGCCGGTCCGGTGTGCCTGACATAGTAGGCTGTTACAAGGGAAAGTTTTTTGGGATTGAGTGCAAGGCCGGGACCAACAAGCCGACCCCATTACAGGCCCTTAATCTTGAGCAGATCATATTGACTGGGGGGATAGCCCTAGTTATTAACGAGGAGAACGTCGATTCAGTTTATTCAATCCTGTTAGGGACTCCCTAACACCATCCATATTTAGATGCCAGTTACCTACCACACATGACCAAACCAAAACCCAAATCCGAACTAAAACAAAATCGAAACTCACGCGAGTTAATTTATAACTTTGTTGTTAATGCCAAGCGTGAAGTGCCTATGGTTGAAGTGCGTCATCAAGACTTAACTTCATCAACCGTCGAAACAGTCCTTCGTCAGCTAGCCACTGATGGTACGTTGATACGTAGACAAGTACGGGACAAACCAAAAGGAAGGGTGTTCTGGGTATACCGTGAACCAAGCGTAGACATTGACGCTCGTTTCATAGATGCAAATGATCCGTCCGTTGTATCTATACCCAAAAAACGTAAGCCCGCTAAAGAAAAAGCCCCAACCAGCCCAGATTTTAAAGAAGTCATGGCCCAAGAACCCGATAACTATAGAACCCTACGCGATCTGCCCAAGGGTAGTGAGCAGGTTGTTGCCGAACTTTACTTATCTGATTATTACGATACAAGCAGCCCTAAATTTTTAAAGGACCACAGACCCATGAAAGAAATGCTTACCCCAGACGCTTCAAGCAACATCGTCCAGATCATTCGTGACGCATCACAGCTACAAAAGATAACGGCATTCTCGCCACCTGACTGGGTTGCTATTAACTCACTAGCACAATCAGTATTGATTAGTGCGGCAGGTCTAATGCGTGATTCCCTGAGTAACATTTGGAGCGAACATGATCGTACAAAAGCTGAGTAAAACCGAAACGGAACTGCCCGACTATGAGTTTGAACCAATCTTCATGTTGGGCAACGCAATGTACATACCGCACTATGTGGATGAGCATAAATGGGTTAGTTATGGGGGAGAGACTAAGACAACCGTTGAACTCATGGCTCTCGGAGCCGAACCAGACTTTAGACATTTATGGATGCGGGGTTGGACCGCAAGAAAAATATTCAGGAAACGGAAACGTCCGTGTTCCGTAAACGAACTTAAAGCTATGCTATTGGAGACGAAATGAGGAAGAGAACATTGATTAGCTTGAAGTGGGACGACAACAAGGGTGAAGGCGAACTAAAGATTGCCGAAGGCTTTGAGAACATTCACCGAGTCACCCAACTTGATTTCTTATCCGACTGTATTTACGACCTACAGAAATTGCATGATCAAATCTTTTTTAGGGAAGTCGAAGACGCCGGTACATCTAACGTATTAGAAGCGTTGGGCCTTACAAAACAATTGACCGACAAAAAGGACAAGGGATGATAATCAACGGTAAGATAGTAAAGGATTGGGACAAGTATAAAATTAGTTCGGCGTACGTACCGCCCCCGCAAAATCAAATCATTTCGTGGGATATGGAGCGACTACAAACTCATTTACTGTGGGGTGGCCCGTTGCGCCCATCATTACGGGATCGTCTTAACATATTTTTTGGAGGTGGTCGTGACTAAAGGTGAAGCATGGCAGAAGTGGTGGAAAGAGACTCACGGGCAGAACATGCCTATGGGTGGGTATCACCCGATGGAAGGACACATTTATGACGCGTTCACGGCAGCGTGGGATGCAGCAACCGAACAATCTCAAGCTGAGATTAACCACCTTAAGGAACAACTTATGCGAGCTAACACCAACGATGGCGCATACAAAGCCGCATTTCTAGCTGGTCAGATGACCGCACGTGGAGGAAGTTGGAAATGAACGACGAACAATTTGGACGGTTGCATGAAGTACTTACCCGGATTGCGGATAGCTTAGATGATGTTGAGAATGCAATACACGGCATACATGACTCTAGGTATTTTTACGCGGCGATGTCTTTGTTAACGGTAAGCAAAGAAAAACACGAAGACTACGATGCTGCTTCAAAAGAAGTAATAGCGGCAAGAGCGTGGGACATGGCAGACAAACTAATAGACATGGAAAACGCATGACTCCACAACAAAACTGCCAACAGTGCAGAGTGAACCCAGCGATACACAAAGTTCCACTATCGAGCGGTAAAGGGTTTCGCTGGAAATGCGAGGCTTGCTTTAAGCGATTACACACAAGCGGATTCAAGGACAAAATAGCATGACTCAAGAACTAGCAGAAGCAATCGTCAACGTATACAACGCTGCACGCGAACTTCAGAATTTAGCAGCGGAGGGTACTGAAGAAGAGGTACTCAAGAAACTTATGGAGATCCGACAATATTCCATGGAAGGAATACTCGGGGCTACGAAATGACTGAATGCTTGATATTAGGAGACAGCATTGCTGTAGGTCTACACAGGCAGATGCCTCAGTGTGTGTCATTAAGTAGGGGTGGGTGGAATAGTTCGCAGTGGAATCGAGACTATCTCAAGAATGATCTAACTGCCAAGACGGTTGTTATCAGTTTGGGTAGTAACGACTACAAGGGCATCAAGACTAAGGCAGAGTTGGTTTTTATTAGGGAAAGGGTTGTTGGTAGAGTGTTCTGGATATTGCCCGCCATTAAACCTGATATACAAAATATTGTATGGGATATAGCTAGTCAGTACGGCGATACTGTGGTACCTATTACTCATGTAAGCGACGGCGTACATCCTAGCCGGGAGGGCTATAAACAAATTGCTATAAAAGTAAGGGGGGAAAAATGAAGCATTGCTGGTCCAAGAAACTGTACTACGTATGTTGTCGTTGGATTGAATATCCAAAGGGTGGCGGCAGGAACTTTATTGCAACCAAACATTTAGGTCGAGCTAAGTATTACGCCAAGCGTTTAAGGCTTAAAGAACGGCAAATTGATGTATGGGAAAAGGGTAAGAAAAAATATGTTTTGCAAGGGAGTTGGCTATGACTGACCGCGAACTTATGCAACAGGCGCTAGAGGCTTTTGGAGGACTTCTGACGTTTAACCCGTCACCGGCTGAGTACAAGCAGGGTAGGGATGTTGTTGCCGCATTGCGCGAGAGGCTGGCGCAACCAGAGCAGGAGCCGGTGGCGTGGTATGACAAACACGGAATGGTCACGCACGACCCGTTTGAAGGTGTAACGCCCCTTTACAAATCTCCTCGCCCGTGGGTCGGGCTGACGGATGAAGAAGTGGCTGAACTGTCAGCCTATGTTTACGCTGGCGATCCTCAATATGTAAGACTAATTGAAACTAAACTAAAGGAGAAAAACACATGAAAACCAAAGAAGAAATCAAAGACGAAATTAAAGAATTGTACGGGGCGAACGAAGCCTTAAGTGAAGTAATGGACATTCTTCACGCGCAAAGTATGGAAAAAATGAAACAGATGTTTGCGCTGAATCAAATGATTAAAGACATGGATGACGAGGGCGACAATGAGATACGGAATCCTTGACGACGAAGGCAATGTAGTACGGTGGGTCTGGCATATGCCGCCATACCCGCACATCGTGCAGAAAATCAAGCGCAAACGTAAACCCAAGTTGGATATATCCAACGTACCAGAAGGATTATTTTGATGAAATACAAATCCAGGATATGGCAGTTTGATCAGTGCATTCAATCCGATAAATGCCAAGAAATTATTGATCATTTCCGTAATTCAACCAATGTAATGGACGCAAAGATTGGCGATATCACAAATCAAGTTATACATGAGCACCGTAAAGCAAGATTATGTTGGATTCCAGAACAAGCGTCAATTACATTACTTCTTTTTACGCACGGACTAATTGCTAACTTTAAGGGTGTTTGGGGTTTTGACATTGAGACATCTGAACAAACACAGGTTGGCGAATACTTAATTGGTGGGCATTACGACTGGCATAGAGACGAAGAGTTTTTTAACAAAGAGAAAGGCAAACACCGCAAGGTATCGGTTGTCATGCAATTATCTAACCCTGACGATTACGAGGGTGGGGATTTGATACTGGACTTTACACAAAAAATCCCTGCTTCACGCAAACGGGGGTCTATAGTCGCATTTCCTAGCGAACTAATGCACAAGGTTACACCTGTCACACGAGGTGTAAGGTACTCAGCAACTTTGTGGCTCAACGGCCCACTGATGATTTAAAGGATAGAAATGACGGCAGATGATATCCATGTTGGTGGTAACCACTATAAAGAGATGGAGTTTCCACCGTGGGATGCGATGCAAGCAATATTAACTTACGAGGAATTCGTAGGGTTTCTCAAGGGCAACATCATTAAGTACTCGATGCGTCAGGGACGCAAGGCCGGATCGACTGACGATGCCGAGAAGGCACTACACTACGCCGCCAAATTAAAAGAGGTACAAGGTGAAATTGATCACTGTTGATTTTGAGACATACTACGATCAGGACTTCAGCTTATCTAAGATAACTACGGAGGAGTATGTTCGTAGCTCGCAGTTTGAGGTTATTGGAGTAGGTGTAAAGGTAGACAACGAGCCTACGCAGTGGGCCAGCGGGCCGAGGAAAGAGTTGGGTCAGTGGCTCAAGCAGTTTCCGTTTGCCGAGTCTATGGTGGTTGCCCACAACACAATGTTTGACGGGGCCATTCTCAAATGGCACTTTGGTATAGATGCGAAGATATGGGCAGACACCCTGTGCATGGGACGCGCTATCCACGGAGTCGAGGTAGGTGCTTCGTTAAAAGCATTAGCCGAGCGGTACGGGGTAGGCGCTAAGGGTGATGAAGTTATTCATGCCAAGGGCAAGCGACGGGTAGACTTCAGCGATGAGGAGTTGTCACGCTATGGGGATTACTGCCTCAATGACGTAGACATAACTTATAACCTGTTTGGTCTTATGGCTCCGTCCTTTCCACGGGATGAGTTGCGCCTGATTGATCTGACATTGCGGATGTTCATCGACCCCGTGCTAGAAGTAGACGAGGACTTGATGCGCGACCACCTGCGGGATATCCAACTAGCAAAGCAGGAGCTATTAAATAACACTGGGGCGGAGAAAGCCGAGTTGCTATCTAACCCAAAGTTCGCGGCCCTTCTTAAAGAGTTTGGAGTCATTCCTCCTACTAAGATAAGCCCAACCACAGGTAAGGAGACGCTCGCACTAGCTAAGAACGACGAGGAGTTCAAGGCACTAGCGGAACACCCGGACGTGCGAGTGCAAGCTCTTGTAGCTGCGCGGCTAGGCACTAAGTCTACGTTGGAAGAGACAAGGACTGAGCGGTTTCTAGAGATCAGCAGTCGAGGGGCATTGCCGATTCCGCTACGGTACTACGCCGCTCACACGGGACGGTGGGGTGGGGACGACAAGATCAACATGCAGAATCTGCCAAGCCGGGGCGAGCATGGTGGCAAGATCAAGCGAGGCATCCTCGCGCCTGAAGGGTACGTGATGATCGACTCTGACTCTTCGCAGATTGAGGCGAGGACGTTGGCATGGTTATCTGGTCAGGATGACTTGTTAACTGCTTTTACACGTGGCGAGGACGTGTACAAAATCATGGCCTCCGCTATCTATATGAAGCCCATCGAAGAGGTTACGAAGGCCGAGCGGTTCGTCGGTAAGACTACGATTCTCGGCGCAGGGTACGGCATGGGTGCGGCTAAGTTTCAATCGGCACTAAAGACTACCGGGGTTGAGATTACCTTGGACGAGGCACGCCATATCATCAACGTGTATCGCGCCACTAACGACAAGATCGTAGCCCTATGGCAACAAGCTCAGGCAACGCTCAAGGGCATGGTCAATGGTGAGGAGACTCAGCTAGGTCGAGAGGGTGTGCTCAGAGTATCTAACACGTCCATCAAGTTACCTTCCGGGTTACTCATGCGATACGACGAGCTAAAGGTCGAGCCGGGAGAGAAGGGGCCGTCTTTTATGTATCGCACTCGCAAGGGGTTCACATATATCTACGGCGGCAAGGTCATTGAGAACGTGTGCCAAGCGGTTGCGAGGTGTATAATTGGAGAGCAAATGTTGCGGATTGCTAAGAGGTACCGTGTTGTCATGACAGTTCATGATGCCATCGCATGTATAGCACCCGAGGCAGAAGCTCAAGAAGCTATGGCGTACGTCATGGAGTGTATGCGGTGGACTCCCAAGTGGGCAAGAGGTTTGCCGCTAAACTGTGAAGCAGGGTTTTCCCGTAGATACGGAGATTGTTGAGTGAAGCTACCCCCGTGGTCCTTTAGTAGTATTAAGGCATATGAACAATGCCCCAGAAAGTTTTACCACCTCAAGGTAGTAAAGGACTACGAGGAGTCGGCCACGGAAGCGACCCTGTATGGGTCGCAGTTTCATGAAGCAGCCGAGTTGTATATCAGGGATGGAACACCCCTACCCCCACACTTTAACTATGCGAAGTCAGTACTAGACAACTTCAACCGGATGCCGGGAGAAAAGCTGTGCGAATATGAGATGGGTTTGACCGAAGACCTGCAACCTTGCGGGTTCAAAGACGAGAACGTATGGTGGCGGGGTATTGCCGACTTGGTTATCCTTGATCGTGACAATGCAGAAGCACGGGTGGTGGACTACAAGACCGGCAAGTCAACAAAGTATGCCGACAAGGGTCAGCTTGAACTAATGGCACTGGCTATCTTCAAGCACTTCCCCGAGATTAAGAAGGTTAAGGGTGGTTTGTTATTTGTAGTGGCTAACGCTTTCCTTAAAGATAACTACCACATAGACCAGCAAGATGTTCGCTGGAGTAAATGGATTGCAGATCGCAAGCGCATGGCGGCGTCCTATACCAACGATGTATGGAACGCAAGGCCGAGCGGGCTGTGTCGTAACCACTGCGTAGTTTTATCTTGTCCCCACAATGGAAGGAGTTAGTAATGCCTTACGTTAATAAGCCACGTCCGTACAAGAAAGAGTACGCGCAACAGAAGGAGCGGGGCGAGCACCCCCTGCGGATGGAACGTCAGAAGGCACGTCGGATGTATGACGCCGAGGGGATCGAACGAAAAGGTAAGGACATAGACCACAAAGTTTTGTTAAGTAAAGGCGGGAGCAACGACAAAAGTAATCTGCGACTCACCACACCGCACAAAAATCGTAGCCGAAACGGTAAGTAATGCAGATCGTCAACAACAAAGACTTATTACTACAGCTACGTGACCCAACGAAGGTCACGAGCCAGATACCGAAGAGCAAGGACATAGGGAACAATCAAGTGCTAGTTAACTGGGGGCTGGACGAAGCCCGGGCTTTACGCCAACTAAATATCCGTAACGTGCCTAGTCCCATCTTGGGACAATACAAATGGCCGGGGATGTACAAACCGTTTGATCACCAAAAGACAACGGCATCATTCCTTACGCTGAACCAAAAAGCTCTATGCCTGAACGAGCAAGGTACGGGCAAGACGGGTAGCGTCATCTGGGCCGCTGATTACTTGTTGAGCATAGGCCGAATCCGGCGAGTGCTAGTGATCTGCCCCTTATCAATTATGGATTCGGCGTGGCGAGCAGACCTGTTTAAGTTTGCCATGCACCGTACGGTAGATATCGCATACGGTAGCGTAGATAAACGCAAGGCAATCATCAACGGCGATGCCGAGTTCGTCATCATCAACTACGATGGGGTCGAGACTGTTGAGCAGGAGATCGACCGGGGCGGCTTTGACCTGATTGTTGTCGATGAAGCCAACGCCTACAAGAACACTCAGACCAAACGCTGGAAATGCTTGAACCGCTTGGTTGGCCCCCGCACGTGGCTGTGGATGCTGACTGGTACACCTGCCGCACAATCTCCAGTAGATGCGTATGGTCTGGCTAAACTAATCAATCCAAACTCAGTACCGCGCTTCGCGTCTTCGTTCAAGGAGATGGTGCTACTAAAGATTTCGCAGTTCCGGTGGATACCAAGGCCAGAAGCTACGACTATTGTGCATCGTGTATTGCAACCGGCGATCCGGTTCAGTAAAGAAGATTGTCTTGATTTACCTGAAATGACCTACGTACGGCGTCGGGTCGAGTTGACTGCACAGCAGAAAAAATACTACAAGCTACTTAAAGACAAGCTGGTTGTCCAAGCGGGCGGTGAGCAGATCACAGCAGTCAACGCGGCAGTGGCAATGTCTAAGTTGCTACAAGTAGCATGTGGTGCTGTCTACACCGACAACGGTGAGGTCATCGAGTTTGATATCAAGAACCGATATGCTGTCCTCAAGGAAGTCATCGAGGAAGCGAGTCAGAAGGTGCTGGTCTTCGTGCCGTTTAAGAATGCGATTGACCTTGTATCTGAAAAACTAACGGTTGACCGTATCTCAAACGAGGTTATTCGTGGTGACGTGCCTGTTAACAAACGTACGGACATCTTCCGCAGGTTCCAAGAAACACCGGAACCGAAGGTACTAATTATTCAACCCCAGTCAGCAGCACATGGGGTGACCCTAACAGCGGCAAACACCGTAGTATGGTGGGGGCCGACTGCCTCGCTCGAAACGTACGCCCAAGCTAATGCACGAGTCCATCGTGCAGGACAAAGGCATCCTTCAACAGTTGTACAGCTTGCTGGCGCAGCAGTTGAGAGTCACGTTTATAAGCTACTAGATAATAAAATAGACGTTCACGCAAAGATCATAGACTTATACGACGATCTGCTTGCGTAGCAACGCAAACCCTGTTAAACTACACTTCCCTTTTACCAAGGAGCTATCATGCACCCCGAAGAATCTGAAGACACCAACGACGACTTTGCTGCTTCCTCAAGCAGAGTATTTGTAGCTATAAATACGTTTCAATTTGCGTCAAAAACGCTGCGAGAAAAGTTGAGCAACAAGTATGGACCGTATGAAGAAACATTCGCGCTTCTTGCTTGTGCAGTTGAAACCGCTGTGGGGCACGAAATTCCACTTGAACCTTTAGTCAATAATTTGGCGTCCCTCTACCAAGCAAAATGTAAGCATGGAGAGGCAAATGACACAACCCACTGATCTTACGCCTGAGAAGTTAGTGCGTATCTACCTCAAGATGAAGGAGGCTCGTGAGAAGCTAGCCGCAGACTTCAGAGAGGCAGACGACAAGATCAAGTCTCAAGCTGACAAGGTGAAACGAGTTCTCCTGCAACATTGCAAGGACCATAACGTCGAGTCCGTGAAAACGGCAGAGGGCATGTTCTATCGCACGACGCAGAAGACCTACTTCACTAACGACTGGGAGTCAATGGGCAAGTTCATCGTCGAGCACCAATGCCCTGAGCTTTTGGAGAAGCGGATACACCAAGGAAACTTGAAGCAATTTTTAGAAGAGAACCCGGAGCTTCTGCCGCCCGGGCTGAACGCTATGACCGAGTACTCAATCACTGTTAGGAGAAACAAACAATGACGTTGCGATTTGTACCAATCGAAGATCTAGCACGGACGCTCACCGTGTCGGTTACGACGGTAAGGAGTTGGGTTCGGACAGGACTTATTCCGGGTGACACATACGTTAAGATCGGCAATACTTACCGATTCGACAAGGACGCGATCATCAACCACTTCAAACCACAGAAGTCAGTACCGGAACCCGATCCCTTGCCGCCCCCGCCCCCGCCCAAGGCCGAGCTTAGTCCTGAGATGGAACAGCTTGTACTTGATTTTTTTGCTGAAGATAATGTTGACGTAAACCTTTGAGGTAACCATGAACGAACTATCCCTATTCGGAAATCGCCGCTCCTCTGCCCGCCTCGCTGATGTTGCGGATGCCATCACTGACAATGTAAATGCTGGCAACGTCAACCGACGCATCAGTCTTGAAGGTAACTTGTTCCGTGAAGTCATTAACGGCAAGGAAGTCCGGGTCAACGAGGAGCGTGCTACTAACGTAGTTATTATTAACGCCGCTCCTATTTCCAAGATGTACTTTGCCGAAGCGTATGTCAAAGGCAAGCCGGTAAAGCCCACTTGCTGGTCTTCAGATTCGCAAGTCCCAGATCAGTCAGTGCCGGATGATCAGAAGCAGTCTGCTCGTTGTATGGATTGCCGCCAAGCAATCAAGGGTTCGGGTCAGAATGAAAGCAAAGCATGTAAGCCCCAACAGCGCATTGCTATTATCTTTGAAGGTGCAATTGAGAATCGTGAGGTCTATCAGTTGACTCTTCCGCCAACAAGTATTTTTGGCGACCCATCTGAGCATGGCGGCAAAATGCCGTTGCAAGCGTATGCCCGTCATCTCAAAGCTCACGGTGAGAAGGCGATTGGTATCGTGACCGAGATGCGTTTTGATAGCAACAGCCCTACGCCTAAGCTGGTATTCAAGCCGGTGCGTCCATTGGATGATGCCGAGTTAGATATTGCGTTGGAGTTGCGGGACGCTCCTGAGACTCAGCGGTACCTGAAGCTCAATGTATCGCAGATGGATAAAGTCATTCCTGAGCCGACTCCCTCGTTGTTCAACAATGCTGAACCTAAGCCGGAAACTAAGCCGGAACCCAAGACAAAGGCCAAGCCAAAGGTTGAGGAAGACGAAGAGGTTGAAGAACCCAAGAAGGTTGTTAGCAAGAAGACTAGCACCGCCCCCCAAGCGGAAGCTATTGATATGAGTGATATCGTAGGCGATTGGGACGATTGATCGCGTAGTCTTCAGGCGGTGGCGGTTGGGGTATGCGTACCCTAGCCGCTATTTTTTTCTTCGTATGGGGCGAAGATGCAAGCGAAGGAATTCCTAGAGTCCGTCTTAGGATCAGACGGGTTCTATTGCACAGTGGGGTTGAAGGGTCCGAAGGATAACGTAACCCGAGTCCAGCGGCTGTTTGACAATCTTGATGATGCTGTTGATGAAGTATTCAGACTGGACGCGCAGGGTTTCAACGCCTACCACGCGCAAGCTACGTTTGAGACTGACAAGAACCGGAAGCAAGAAAATGCAAAATATTTAAAATCGTTTTACCTAGACATCGATTGTGGTGATGGACCGAAGAAGGATTTCCCTACACAGGCCGAGGCGTTAGTTGCCCTCAAGTCCTTTTGTAAGGCGATTGCATTACCTAAGCCAACCATCGTCAATTCTGGTTATGGCTTACACATTTACTGGAGACTGACTGAGCAAGTCCCGGCTGACGAATGGCTTGCCGCCGCGAAGCGGTTCAAGCAGGTAGTTAACAAGCAGGGGATGAAGTGCGATCAAACTTCCACATCGGATTCGGCCCGGATCTTACGCACTCCGGGTACGCATAACTACAAAAATGGCACACCTAGAGTTGTTACGGTAGTCGGGGAAGTTGCAGCCCCGATCCGGTTTGAAGACTTCAAGGACATCATCGGTGTTATACCTACACCGGAAGGAAACGCCAAAGCCAAAGCGGAATATGACCCGCTTACACAAAACTTAATAAGCAACTATCAGCATAAATTTAAGACTATCCTGATAAAAAGCGGTCAGGGTAAGGGGTGCGCTCAGATCAAGAAGGTTGCGACAGAGCAAGATACGACGCCGGAACCGCTGTGGAGGGCGGGTTTGTCAATCGCGGCACATTGCATGGATCGGGACATTGCTATCCACAAGATATCAGACAAGCATCCGCAATACAGTCCCGAAGAGACGATAGAGAAAGCCGACAAGATACACGGTCCTTACACCTGCGAAACTTTTAACACACTCAACCCGGGTGTATGCGAGGACTGTCAGCACTGGAAGCAGATCAAGTCACCGATTGTTCTTGGTCGGGAGATTAAAGAAGCAGAAGAAGCAGAAGGAGCAGAAGAAGCAGAAGCCGAGGAAGATGAAGACGGCGGCGTAGTACAGACAAAGAGGGCGGCAAGTTACTCTATTCCAAAATACCCGTTCCCCTATTTCCGTGGGGCTAACGGTGGCATCTACCGGAGAGACAAAGACAAGGACGGTGACCCCAAAGAGATCTTGGTCTACCACAATGACTTATATGTAGTCCGTAGGATACGAGATCCAGAAGCCGGTGAGTCCGTAATGATGCGCTTGCATCTACCAAAAGATGGGGTACGAGACTTTACCGTAGCACTTACAGCCGTCACATCACGTGATGAATTTAGAAAGGTGATGTCGTTAAACGGCGTTGCCGTCATTAACCCGGAGCACCTCATGCACTACACAACTTCATGGGTAAATCAGTTGCAAAACACAGCGGTAGCTTACGAAGCTAGAAGACAGTTCGGTTGGGTCGGAGATAAGGAGAATCCCTTACAGTCCTTCGTTGTCGGGTCAATTGAAATATTCCCAGACAGGGTTGATATCAGCCCCCCATCTGTATCGACGGCAGGGCTAGCCCCACTATTTGAGCCACAAGGCACGTTAGAGAAATGGAAGGAGTTAGCAGAAGTCTGGAATAGACCCGAGTACGTATTACATCAGTTCATGTTCAGCGTCGGATTCGGCTCACTCCTCATGGAGTTGACTGCACATAACGGGGGCACATTCCACTTCACCGGCAAGTCAGGCAAGGGTAAGAGTACGGGTTTGTACCTAGCAGCATCCCTTTGGGGTGACCCCATGCGCGTTGTTTTGGATGACAAAGATACCTTTAACTCCAAGATGAATCGGGCCGAGGTCTACAAGAACCTAGCGTTTCTTCTGGATGAGATGACAAATACATCTCCGGCTGACTTGAGTACTTACGCTTACGCTGTGCCGAGCGGGAGTCAAAAGAACCGCATGTCTTCTAGTGGGAATAAAGAGCGGTATCGCGGTAAGCCTTGGAAGCTGTTAGCTGCTAGCACCGGCAACACAAGCATGATCCAACGGATCGGACTGTACAAGTCGCTGCCAAAAGCCGAAGCCCTACGTATTATTGAGATACGTGTACCTGACAATCTGGCGAATCTAACCAAGGAAGAACAGGATAATTTCTACGCAGGTATCCAGAATAACTTTGGTCATGCGGGGCCGGTTTTTGTGCAGTACATGCTTAACAACGTAGAGGAATGCAAAAAAGTACTGGCGTTTGTCCGCAAGAAGATTGATGAAGCGGCAAACCTGCAAGCGGATGAGAGGTTCTGGTCATCCATGTGTGCTTGTACTATTGCTGGTGTAGTCATTGCCCGAAAGGCAGGGCTGATTAACTATGACGTTAAGACGCTGACTCAGTTCATCCTCGGTGAACTAGCCAAGTCCAAGGAAAATAATTTTGATTTTGACTTGAACGCGGAACAGTTGCTGTCTGACTACATGGCCGAGAACTACAACAACATCCTTCGCATCAAGAGCACGGATGATGCACGTAAACAGTCAACTGGATTGGACCATTTGATCTTGCCTGACGCCACGCCAAGGATGTCGTTGGTTGCCCGTTACGAATACGATATTAAGAAGCTGTACTTACTACCTAAACCGTTCAAGCTGTGGTGCGTGAAGCAGCAGATCGACTACTCTAACATCCTAGACGCACTGAAGTCTGGTAGGACTAAGGCCAAGAAGGAGAAGATTCGGCTGGGTAGAGGCACCCATATGAACATGCCAGCCGCAGACGTGTGGACTTTACTTTGCCCATTTATGGATGGCGGCAGTGGCGCAGGGTAGATTTTGGCTTGACGATTTAGATCCAGACGGCCTTGTTATCAAGGTCGAATGGGATAAGTTTATTGTTGGATCGTCTATTTTTGTACCAGCAATCAATCACTTAAAGCTCAAGGAGCAGATCCTTGATATCGCCAAACGTAAGAAGTGGGAAGTAGAGACGCGGCGTCGGGTCGAGGGCAAAATTTTAGGGCTTCGCATCTGGAGAAAACTGTGATACAGTGAAACCTGTTCGTGTGTCTCCTCCAAGGTATTACCCCCGACTGTGCGGCCACGCCTTCGGGGGATTTTTTTGCCCTTAATCTAGCTCGTCATCAGAGAAGCTGTACTCCGAAGCATCTTCCATAAGCTCGGCACGCATTGCCTTACTTAAGGTAATACCGTGGAACATCTCAGCCGAAGTCTTGGCGTTGGCCTTTAGCGAACTGATGATTGTGTCAGCAGTAACAGTGCCGGGATGTTTCTCCCCGAGTTTCAGTAACTTCTCCATCACCTCGTCGTACTCACGCTGATCACTTTCGCGCATCGCTACGTATAGCTGCCGCAACAACCTTGTCTTTTCCGTTGTGACGTACTTGTCTTTGGCTTTAAGCGCGGTGTTTTGCTGAATCTGCTCCATATAACTTTGCGGAGCGAAGCCGATCATCTGCATGGCGACCTCGTACCCATTTGCTTGCTTGGATACCTCGTCACCACGCAGGGTCTTAAAGCCTTCCGTAGCGTAGCGGTTAGCTTTTAATAAGTTAGAAAGGAAGGTTGGCAGCATCTGCTCAATACCACGCTCGACTTCCCCTTCCGCTACTTTCTTAGCGCCATCAAAAATACGTTGGGCAACACCAAAGGCCGGACCACCCAGACTCTCAACCGCTGCTTTAATAGGATCATCGGACCACTGAGCAAACCGTGGAGCGCGATACAGCAACCCATTAAAGCCGATCCGCGAACCGATCTCGGAACCAGTCAGGTGAGTAAGCAGTCCCTTGTAGTAAGCCTCACCGATAGCCTTGCGGACTTCCGTTTCAAAGTCATCATCATCTGGATCTTTGAGCATGTTGTAAGCGGCAGCGGCGATGTCAAACATCGGAACACCCTGCACACCGGCTAGCAACGCAGACATGCCGACAACACCCACGATCTGTTTCTGGGCAATTGCACGCTCTTGTGGGTCTGCATCCGCATATGCAGTTTTCATCGTCTTAAACAAATACCTGTACATGGACGCGCCATAGCGTTTGTACATTGTCGTGACATGGCCGATCTCACTTTGCCGGGACAGTAGTGATGCAGTCTCTTGCCCGTTGCCACCGTTGGTCAAGTCAGACAGGTAGATTGCTTGGTTAGCTGCAAACTCTTCCTTTTCCTGCTGAGACATTTTCTTTTCGGCGTCGGTAGCCTTGTCCGAATCGAGCCGCTTCAACTCTAGGTTGTATGCGGTGATCATCGACACCTGTCGATTGAATCGCTCCATCATATGGAATGGCAGACCGGCTAGACCTGACATCTGTGCAACTATTCCGTCAGAGCGACCCGCATCAAAAATATCATACAAGCCAGAACGCGCTAGAGCATTTTGGCTACGTGCAACTCGGGCTAGTGTTTCAAGCGATTTAAGCGGGGAACCTTTTGGAACCTTGTCGAAGTCCACGTTGTCCAAGGACGGCAACCCACGGATAGTAATCGACTCGCCTTTCTCGCCTTCTTTCAACGTCGAGCCATTCAGCGGCACGGTGGTACTTGCCTTACGGCTAAACCCTGTGGATGAGAAGGTAGCGATTGCCTTGGTCATCTCAATAGCCGTTTGGGCGTAGCCGTACTTCCCACCAAAATTGGTGTACACGACAATCGGTAGCTGCGCGACCTGAATCAGTGCGGAAGATATGTTAAACCCAAGCGTATAAGCGTAAGTTGCACCGGCAGCAAGGCGGGAGGCGGTAGATAGTTGAGTTGGGTTCATGCTTTCAGAGATGTGATCCCGAAGCTGTTGACCCAAATACACCGCATCTTCGTCGGTCTGCTTTTTCTTGAGCGACTCCTGTAACTCTGTGTCTAGTTTGCCGAGAATAGAGGAATACTTAATATTGGCAATCTGCGCGGAGGTACTGAACACCTTCTCCTGCATAGCCGCAACTGCATCCTGCTTAAAGCCCAGCGTGCCTTGCCGAGCATGGAACGCCCGAGCAAATGACGTTTCCGGCATCGTGTTGAGGTACAAATCAATCACGCTTTCAATGACAGCAGGATCAACCTTCTGGGCTTCCATCGTCGTAAGGATCTGATTGACGAATGAAGATGGCGGGGCTTTCCTGTACGTTTTTTCGGATATGCTTAGGAACGGGGAGATCTCCGTAGCACCCATCTCGTTTAGTTCTTTTATTGCAGCGTCACGGTCAGCCTTATTTTCAAAGTGCTCGATGTAGACTTCCCCGTCCGCGTTGTACGACAACCGGTATTTACCCTTACGTACTAGGGGGAAGTAAGGCTCAAGCCCACCACGATCAACCAGCTTCTTAAAGATGTTCTCTTTAAGTTTTTTAGCGGCATCCTTGTCTTTCACCGCGTCGTCAATACGGTTACCGATCTCGTCTTCGATCTTCTTGTACAACTCCCGGTACGCATTACGCATCAGCTTGTAGATTTCCTGACCGCCGCTGTCTTTAAGCGCATCGTAGTCGGGTTTAATCCGGTCGTACTCTTTCAGTTTTTCCGGATCAAAGTTTTTTGCTTTCTTTGGGTCCGAGCTTTTCTCGTACGTACTGCGTGGGTTAGTTGGATCGACTTGCGACAGGGTGCTACCGTAAACAACTTTATTGAAACGCTCGTAGGTTTCGGCGGATGCGCCTTTGGCCCAGTTAGCAGCTTTACTAACTACGGGTTTTAACGCACGTATTGATTCGTCTTGGTAGCGAGCCTTGGCCCGGATCGTGTCGAGTACTTTTTGTGCTTCTGGGACTTTACCCTTAGCAACATCGACCAGAGTTTGCAGGTCAGCAAACCGATACAAGCCGTTGAAGAATCCTTCCTTGGCACTCTGGTAGAACTGCATGGCGTTACGCGCTGCGCCGGGGCGTCTGGTCGAGAACTTACCGTAATCACCGAACGCTTTAGCTACAACTTTAGCCCCTGTGCCAGTAGCAGCCGCTTTGTACAGCACACCTACGTTGCGAGTTTCTGGCGAGGGCGACATGATTGTTTCAATCAATCGGTCTGCTGCTGACAACGCAGTCTCTTCCAACGGTTTGGTTTCCAACCCAACCTTAGAACGAAGCCAGTTTCCAACCTTGTTGGTAAACCGATCCCACGCGGTTTGTTTCTCACCGGAAACGGTGATGGAGTTAAGACGTTGCCGGAACGCCATGTTGCTCCACGCTTCAGACGTGAACTCATGTACGTCTTGGGCGGCATAAAGATCACCAAGCAAAGGCTTGAGATCATTGAACAACTTGGTGATTTGACGGGTGTGTGGGCTGGACGGGTTGTCTAGTTCGTGAGACAAGGCCGAGTGCGTTACTTCATGCAATAGCACGTGAGCGTTCATCCCCCGAACCGAGTCAAGATGAACCGTGTTGGTTTCGGGATCGAAGTAACCGGGGATCGCCTTACCTGCCTCATCGACCAGATTGTCAGTAACTTCAACCTTGGTCGTGCCTGTTGTGCGGCTCAGGAAACCAGCAATCTTGCCCGTAACATTTCCATTGTTAACGGCGAGATGATCAAGCGCACCCTTGAGGTTGCCATCCATCAACATACCTTGCACTGCCGGATGCAATGGCAAGCCCAGACGGGCGCTCATGTCTTGCGAGAACTTCTTGATAAAAGCACCAGCGGGGCCAAAGATCGCGTCGAGAACTTCGTCCTCGGTTTTCCGTTTCTTCTTTTCGCGTTCTACTTTTTCCCGCAACTGCTCTAACTCATTTGCCTTACGGTTTTCTTCCTTTATACGTGCTTCAGCGGCTCTAATATCACGGCTGCGTTCGACCTTAGCCAATGCCTCGTCGATATCTTCATCCTTCTTCGCCTCAAGCACTCCCTCTTGAAACTTTTGCTCGTCTTTGGCGTTGTCTGCCCGACCACGACCGCGATCCAGAATTGTCTGAATGAAGTGGGCTTGACCTACAGCAGTATTCTGTGCCGTGTATTCGGCAATCATCTTTTGCAGCTTGACTTGGGCGGGTAGGCTGAGGTTGCCGTAAACCCATTCCGCTGCTTTCTTAGCAGCATCGTGCCCCATACCGCTGAAGAAGTTAGCTTCAGGCGTAGTTTCACCGACCGACCGCTTGTATCGGCCAAGTACTTCTATTATCTCCCCAATCTGACCTTCTTTGGTTTCGGCTCGCCGATCACCAAATGGGAATGCTATGTCAAATGCAATGTTACGAAGGTTATCCACCAGCCGCTGCATCTTGGAGAAGTAGTTTGTCTGTGGGTTGTCCCGGTTTTTACGTAGCAACCCTTGGACCTTGGCACGGTCAGCTTTTTGTGATGTTTCGTCCCCTACTTCCTTAGCGTCATACATCCTGTACGCATGACTGATTTGATCGTGGAAGGCCCGAGCACTAGGAGTAGCTAGTTCTTGCCACGCGCTTACTGCTTCTTCTTCACCAGTAGTTTCTTCTTCCTCGATTTCTTGACGCGCTTCGGCTTCGGGAGCTTCCGCTGTTTCCCGTTCTTGCCGTTGTTCCTGATGCAGATCGTAGGCTTCCCGAATCAGTGCCTGACTTCCTTCTTGTTCAAAGATAGCCCGAACGGCGTCACGACCAAAGCGTGCGTTGATTGCTTGCTTTACGTGCAGGACTGATTCCTTAAAGGTAACCATGCCCATATCCAACGCCGCATCAAACAACTTAACAAGCGTAGGAATCAGTTTGGCTTTCTGCGCCTGATCAAATTTCTTGAGGTCACCTTTGCCAGTTGGCGTAGTTGTGGTGTCTGTAGCAGGTGCTGTAGTAAACCCAAGAATGTCCCCAAGGTCAGATAGTGCAGCGTCAAGATTGGCTTTAGCTTGTGCTTTGGCAGTTCTAGGTCTAGGCGCGGTAGCAGCAGGAGCAGCAGGAGCAGCAGGAGTTTTAGGCGCGGTGGCGGTTTTAGTTTCCGGTTTAGCTCTATTGAGTACCCGACGTTGATATTCTTCCGGTAACTCTTTGAGGGCAGCTTCTCTATTATCGCCTAACCAAGTGGATACGTCGTATGGATCGTTCTGTATAGCCTCAAGAAGAGAACCGTCTAGGACATGCCAACCAGCCATCTCCCCGTCTTGTGCAGTTTTTCTACCTATGGCATGTTTGCTACCGTCAGACAAAACGACAAAAGTATACGTGCCCGTTCGGTTTGAGGGGCTTCCATACGTAAACGCATCCCTACGAGTTTCAATTTTTTCTACCTTTGGCGCTTCCGTCTTGGCTTCCGTCTTAGCTTCTGCCTCCGGCGTTCCCTTCTTAGCTTCGGGTTTAGGCGCAGCGGTTTCGGTAGCGGCGGGGGCTTTAGGAACTTTAGGTGCTTTAGGAGCTTTAGGAGGAGCAAAAGTTTCAGCGTTAGCCGCATCCAACTTACTGTGTAAGTCTGCTGGTACAAGTGCTTTTAACGCTGCCAAAGTCTCCGCGTCTGTACTTAGTGGATTGGGCTGTGCTGTCGCTCCAGTTCCAGTTGGTCCAGCAGGAGTTGCAGGTGTCGCCACTGCGCTGGATGCAGGTGCGCTAGTTCCAGCGGGGGCCGCGTTTGCTTGGGGTTTGCTAGGTACGCTAGTGCTAGCTCCAGTTGCTGGAGCGACAGGTGTATTAGGTGCTGCATTTCTAGCTCCTGCGGGTTCCAGTCCTGCTACCCGGGCTGTAAGTAGTTGCTCAGGGGAGACGTTGTACTCTTCTCCGTATTGTGTAAGCAGCGCGATTTCTTCGGTAGATAAAGGGATGTTTCTGGTTAACTTAATCAGCGCATCGTTGATACGGAATGAAAGCGATTGCCGTTCACGTGCGGGTATTTCCTTAGCACGGGCAAGTTCAGCCGCAGTTTGCGGGAACAAGACGCCTTGTGACCCTGTTCTCTTCGGAAGAACCGGAGGAGCTTGCCGAGGCTGTGCAACTTGACCACCTTGTAGTGGCAGTTCCGGTTGCCCTGTAGCTCTGGGACCACGACCGGCGGCTGCGAGACGTTGCGCTTCAGCTTGGTTTGCCAAAGCCTGATCGGATGGTTGCGGAGCGTACTGCTGCCTAAACTGCTCTTCTTCGCGCTGTTTAGTTTGCGCTTCGTATTGTGCAAGTTGCTCTGGTGTAGTAGCAACCGACCCGTCAGGGAACACGACCGGCCTAAACGGCGTGGCTGGTTTATCTTCAAGAAGCCCAGCAATTCCAGACGGTGGCTGGTTTATTACAGGTGCATATTTACTTCTAAACGCTTCTTCTTCACGTTGCTTGGCCTCTTCTTCTTGTTGTCTACCTTGATGGTAGGCACCCTCGTCAAGCTGTCTAGCTTGTTCAGGCGTAGTAGCAACTGACCCGTCAGGGTACACAATTGGCGTAAACGGTTTGTTCTCAAGAAGCCCAGCAGGTCCGGGTTGGTTTATTACGGGTGCGTACTTGCTTCTGAACGCTTGTTCTTCTTGCTGCTTGGCCTCTTCTTCCTGCTGCCTACGGGCATGGTACTTTTCTTCTTCGTACGCTTTAACTCCTTCCGGTGTAGTAATAACCGAACCATCAGGAGTTACGACAGGCTTAAATGGTTTGTTCTCAAGCAGACCAGCAATCCCCGGCGCGGCGGGTTGATTTGCTGCCGCAGAAAACTTATTCTTGAGGTGCTCTTTTTCGTAAGCTGCTACGTCTTCGGGTGAGGTAGCAACACTACCATCGGGGAACACGACCGGCGTAAACGGCGTTGGTTTATTACCAAGAAGCAGTGTTTCCGGCTTCTTCTTTTCCTCTTCCTCTGCGGCTGGTTTTGCACCTTTACCTTTACGGCCAAGGGCGGCATCCATAAGCAGACTAGCAACTGCACCAACACCAGCACCATACGCACCTTCTTCGCCGGAACCTTCAAGCAGCGCCTGATTAGGGTTATACCCATACTTAGCAATAGCGTTCTGAGCAATTCTTTGAGCGGCTTCAGTTGCACCTTCGACACCACCACTAACAGCGGCTCGGGTAATCATGGTCTTGCCGTACCGGAGTTCAGGCAACAGCATGTCAAGAAGACCGACCGGTGCGCCTAATAGCGTAGCTATAGCGCGTTCATCTTTAGTTGCCCCAGATGCTTCCGCCATCTGTCTAGCTTCACCAGCACCAGCAGCGGCTCCAAGTCCTGCAATACCGGCTCTTGCGCCTAAGCCTAAAAGACTAGCGCCACCAGTAAACGGAGCGGCGGCAAGGAACGGAAGGGTGGAACCAAGGGCTTCACTAAACTTGCGAGAGACTGACTCTTCGTAGCCGGGGGCGGGTTTAAAAAATTCTTTAACAGGTGCAGCCGCACCTGACACCGCGCTACGAACGGCTCGCTCTTGTTCATCGGGAAGCAATGCAGCTAGTCCGGTAGCTGCACTTTCACCTAGTCCGACTGCGCCGGGAACTAAGCCCTTGATGAGTTCTTTACCTGCACCAAAAAGTGTTGTCTTTGGTGGTTCAACTTGTGGGCGGCTAAGTTCGGCTAGCCTACGTTGCGCCTCGGCATACCGCCGATTGGCTTCTTCCATCCCACGGTCAGGTTGCTGCTGCCTAAGTTGCCGTTGTACAGCAGCAATAACTTGGTTACGTGTTGCGCCTTCCGGCCCTTCAATATCGTAGGTTTTACCGTCTGGAGCTTGGATCGAATAGATTGGCATACGTAAGCTCTTTATTTACTAGGCCGCGTGGTCATTTGACCCCAATTACCCGAACCGCTATCTGCACCGCCCACTTGCATAAGGGCGTTTTGGGTCTGTTTAATCATAGCTTGACGGTCGCGTTCACGCCCTGCAATAAGCATATCAAGTTCAGCATCAGCCCTAGCCGTAGGCTGTTTCATCATTTCTAAGTTTGCTTTTCGCTTTTCTACTTCCCTAATTTGTACGGCATAACGGCTATCAAGAACTTTTTCCGCTTCAGTTTGAACCTTCATAAATCTAGCTATTGCTTCTTGTCGTTTACTTTCAGTAGTAGCTTCTCTAGTAGCCCTAGCCAATTCGGCGTGGCCTTCAGCGGAAATACGAGCTACCTGAATAGCTTTATCTGCGTCCAGTTTATGAAGCATAAAGTCATTTGCCATCTTGGCTTCGTTGACTTTCACGTTATTCCAGTCTGTCAGACGAGCGGATTGATAAGAACTAGCGGAAGCAATTTCTTGTGCGCGTCTGCCTTCCGTTGCCGAACCTAAATTGCCTAGAGCAGAGATACCGGTTCGCGCCATTTCACTCTGGCGTTGTGCTTCTTTGTCAGACACTTCAAGCGCACCTTTACGTGCAGCCATATCAAGGCCCAGAATTTTTTCACCATAGCCTTGGTTTTCTATCATTTGAGCGCGACGAGCATCCGCTTGCCTTGAGGCTACGTTTTCACCAGCAAGTGCAAAACCGGCTAGGCCCAACCCCGGAGTACTACCGTAAGCGCCACCTGCAAGACTCTGAATTAGTCGGCTACGAGCAAGCCGTTCCGGGTCCATTTGCTCCCGAGTCATTGCTTCCCGAGCAGCCAAGTTAGCTTCCATTTTTGCTCGCTCATCTGGAGTAAGCGACAGTTCGGTTTTTGCTAATGCACGTGCGCGTTCAATTGCAGCGAGATCTTGTTGGGACGCATTCATGGCGGCAGACCGCACGCTGCCCCGAAACGCCGTATCTGCTTCTTCTTCTGGAGAAAACCGACGAATATCAACTGGTTGGGGTGGGTTGCTAAGGTCAACTTTTGTAGAAGTAAGCGCACCTAATCCAGCTTGCTGCCCACCGCCACCGCCACCACCACCACGAGAAGGAGCAGGAGGAGGAGCAGAAACTGTGGGTTGTCTAAACGGAGCAAGAATTCCAGCACGTTCAGCCGCTTCTCTAATAACGTCGCTTGGTGTACCTTGGTACTTAGCTGCTGGAGCAGCTTGCTGTGGAATAACTGCACCACGTTCTAAAGCACGTTGCTGATCAAGCGGATTCGGCCCAGCGTAACCGGGAGCAGAAGCATTACCCGCATTACCAACAATTCCTTGTGCTTCTTGTATGGGGAGTTTTTTCTCGGCCTGTCTAGCAAGATCGGCTGGTAGTGGAGTAGGAGCTTGTGTTGGTGGGCGTATTACGTTTTCGTCTGCACCGAATGCTCTGATCCTTGCCTGTTCAGCAGCCCGAAGCGCCTTTTCTTCGCGTTCGGTAAGTGGTTCTCCGCGACGAACTTTTTCTCTAGCGACGTTAACATCAGAGATTGGATTGGCAAAAGGTACTTCACTACCTGTTGGCCCAGCAAACGCAATAATCCCACCCGAAGCAAAACCGGGAGCGGCTTCCATGTTAGGTGCAGGGTTTTGGGCAATACCGGTCTGGGCTAGCTGCTGAAGATTCTGTTGCTGTTGCTGCTGCTTCTGTTGCAGCAATTCCATCTGTTGTTTCTGAAGCTCCTGCTTTGTCATCCCCAACGCTTTCTGCTGGAGTTGATCCCGAATCGTCCCGGCTCCTTGACCTTGTTGCGCGGCCATAGCCATCTGCAACTCACGCGCAGCGGATTCCTTTTCTTTTGTCAGCTTCTGCAACGCCATGAGGTCGAGCAAGTCTTTGCTGACCGAGTACTTCTGCTGGAGTGCTTGGGGGTTACCCCGATAAGCATCTACGCGGCTTTGCACATCTTGATCAAGCATGGTCGTTCCTTACCTTATTGGCGTAGTAGCTGGCGTAGTGGCTGGCGTAGTGGCTGGCGTAGTAGCTGGCGTAGTAGCTGGCGTAGTAGTTTTTGGTGTACCAAAAAGCTGATCGTAAAGGCTCATGATCCCAGAGGTTGTACCCATCGCTGAACTCAAAGCACTAGGTTGCTGGTACGAATATGTCTGTGTTTGCAGTGGTAACCCTTGGAGCAATGACTGCTGGTACTGAACCTGTTTGTACGGATAATCGCGCTCTTGTTCAAACGCAGTTTTGTCAGCCGTAAGACCTTCTTGCTCGATCTGACGTTGAATTGCACCTGCTTGTTGCTGTGCAGCAAGAGTACCCATGCCGTACTCATTGAGCATTTTCTGGGCTTCCATGCCTCGGCCTTGCTCAGTATTAAACTGCTGCATGGCTTTATCGTAGGCACTTGCGTAGCCGGTCCCGGTGATGTTAGATAAATTGGTTCCCAGATTACGCTGAGTTTCCGCATTCATAATAGCTTGACGCCCACCACCATACGCACCCGCCTTAGTAAGCTGGGCATTGTTCATCATCTGCGTAATTTGTGACTGACGCCTAGCTTCATCGATCTGTGGCTGCAACGCTGCCATTAGATACGGGTTCATGTACTGCTGCGCTTGGGTTGCACCAAACGTCTGGGGGGCAAATGCTCCCATTTTATCAGTTGGAATAGCTAAATTAGCTAAACCTTGAAAGGCATTTTGCTGAAGCTGAGACGTTCCCGCCGTCAATGGCCCGGAGTAGGCTTGATATGGTTGATTAGATAGGGCTTGCCCTTTACCCAACATGTTAGTGACATAATCACCAGCCCAGTTGGATAGGTTTGATTCCGTACCTACTTGCTTACCTGCAAGCGGATCAGTAGGAACAGTTGTAGTTCCCGTGGAACCCGTCGTGCCGGGGGTAGTGGTAGCCATAATCTTTCCTTACGCGGGGACGTATTTGTTGGGGTTAATCTGCTTGCCCTGCTTCTTCGTGCCGGTTCGGGCTTGACGAATTCGATCCATCATTGAATACAAGCGTTCCGCACCAGCGGAAGAGTTACCGTTGCCAAGATGGCTGACGACATCGGCAGGAATAACGAACTCCCCGTGACTGAGCCGAGCTTCTTGTTTACCGTCTATGTTAGCCGGTAGTTTATCAGCCATACCGTCAGTCGGTCCATCTAAATACTTCCCATGAGCCAATGTAGCAATCCCACCCCTGTTGTATGTGGGGGCGGGTAGGTTCTTTATTACGTCAGAAGCGGGACGGGCAGCGGCAGGAGGGGAAGTCGTAGCCGGGGCGGCTGCGGTAGGAGTAGCGGGAAGCGGAGCAAAAGTTAGAGGGGCAGTTGCTTGCCGTGCCGGATTCGCTGCGTTTAGTGAAGCAAGTCCAGTAGCCTGAGTACCCGCCGCAGTTTGTGCCGCTGCCAAGCCAGCCGTATCTTTTGGGGGTACGTACTGCGTGTCCGTGAAATATCGCAACCCGCTACTACCGGGACGCCGATTAAGATCATAGGTGTTAGGAACTTGCTGACGAACTACGTCAAGGTCAGGGATTTTCCCTTGGTAACCTTTAGGTTTGTCATCGGAGCCAAACATCCCCATACCGGCAGCAAGACCTCCGGCGGCACCGAGTAGTTTTCCCCAGTCGGTCGTACCATCTGTTTTTGTAAATGCTCCTTTAAGCGCATTGAAAGCATCTTTACCGAGTTTACTAGCTATAGAAGATATTTCTTGCCCAAGAGTTGGAACCCCTAAGCCACTGTACTGCCCAATAGAAGTATCAAGGGAGGACCCAACAATATCTCCTTCTGAGTTTGCATATAGATACGAACCGTCTGGGAGTTGGTAAGACGAAGAAATAGTAAAGCTATCCCCGGCTTCGTTAGTCGGATCTGAGAAATCACTCATGATTATTTCCTCAAAATTCGCATTAAGTCTTCCACCGAGCCATACTCAGGTGGGTTGAAATCAATAGCGCCACCCCGGGCGTAGACCTGCTTTTCCTCGGCTTCTTTGAGCTTCTTCGGATTGCCGAATATGCTACTCCAATCATAGATATATTCAATGTTTGCTAGCGGTGTTTGGACCGGAGTGGCCGTCGTAGGACCGGGGGCGGGTGTAGCACCTTGTAAGGCTTTGGCAAATTCTGCCGGAGTAGGTTTCTTTGGCGTTGCCGGGGCGGTTGTCGTCCCTCCACCAGTATTACCAGCCGCTTGAGAAGTAGTAAGCGCCGTAACCGAAGAAGTAGTAATGGCAGGTGATTGAGACGTAGTGATAT